CTCGACTTCATTCAAAACATCCCTGACCTTATCATTAATTGTGTCGAGTATGGTGCGCTGTGGTGCATCTCCGTTTGGCTGGATATCAAAATCGCATCGATTCAGATTTCATTGAGGATCGCGCAGACGCTACTGGCAGACTATGGTGTCTATACCTTGATTGAGAGTAACTTTAATTCCCTTCCCTCTGACGTGCGTTATATCCTGACTCAGTACGGGGTGACGTCTGGCTTGCGGGTTATCTTTGACTCGTTTGCCGCTTCGCTTGTCATGCGCTTCTTCAACTGGTGATAACATGGCAACTTCATTTCGATACGGTCATGGCGGCTCTTACAAATCAGCATGCGCAGTATGGTTTGACCTACTTCCGGCACTTCGTGAAGGTCGAGTCTGTATTACCAACATCCATGGTATGCAGCCCTTAGAAGTGATCGAGAAAAGACTCGGTGAGAAGTTTCCTGACAGTGCGCGCCTTATCCGCATTAGCTCTCGAAACCCTGACGGCTTCGAGCTTTGGAAGTACTTTTTCTGCTGGGCGCCTATTGGCTCTTTTATCCTCATCGATGAGTGTCAGCAAATCTAATCCACCAATGCTGGCTTCAAGATGGCGAACATATACAAGCGCCCTTTCTCTGATTTTGAGCCTCACTTACCACAAGGATTCTCGGAAATCTTCCACTCTCGCTGGCTTACTGTAGATACCTCCAGTTTAGACCGTGGTGAAGTCGATGACTGCCAACGTACCCGCTTTGATGAGCAAGGTCGCATCATCTATCCCGAGAACTTCAACAACGCGTTTATGGAGCATCGCCATTACAACTGGGACATTGTGTTACTGACGCCCGACTTCGCTCAAATCCCTAAAGAGTTAAAAGGCGTCGCCGAGCTGGCAAAGCAACACAAAGGGAAAGACGGGATCTTCTTTTCTAATCGTAAGCCAAGAATATTGGAGCATGACCCGCTTCGCACTGTCACGGTGCCAAGTAAAGATGATGTGGTTTACAACCTAAAAGTCCCTCTCGATGTGCATTTGCTTTATGCCTCTACGGTGACTGGGCAAATTACTAAATCAGGGCTTGGCAAGAATATCTTTCTTAACCCTAAGTTCTTAGCCGCTGTGGCTATCTTCATTCTTTCAATGGGATATTTAACGTATGCGCTTATTGGTATTTTTTCTGGTTCTGAGGAGACATCTTCGCAAGGAACGCCAGCTCATCAAACTTCGCAGCAAGGTGCTGTTTCATCTTCAAACCGTCAAACGCGCCCTAATCAAAACCATGCGGTTCATTCTGTCGTGGGTTCTGGTGGTTCTGATTGTTCGGGCGCTGGTTGCGATGGTCGGTCTTATTATGATGTAGGTTCGGTTCCGGCTTGGTTCCCACTATCGAATTCTGAAAGTATCTATGTCTCAGCGGTTGAGCGCTGGTACAAGAAAAAGGTGGTTTACGTGAATGTTCATTTCGAAATCACCACACCTAGAGGTGTGTCTTATCTTGATGATGTGTTCCTAAAGAAAGTCGGTGTTCAGATGGAATACCTCGACGATTGCTTGGTGAAGCTATCGGACGGTGAATCTAACTTCTTTGTGACGTGTTCACCCTATGAGCAGATTGCGCAAAACCAGAAATCAGACATTGAGCTCAAGCCTGTTGGTGGGCTGTTTGGAGGCGATGAAAGCTAATGAACGAATACGTAACCCATGGGCAACTGCTCGAAATCATCGAACTGTTTGACCATCTCTCCATGCTTAACGCTATCATAGTCATCATCGTTTACGACCTCTTTCGTAGTGGTGTTCGAATGTTGTCTGACTATCTGAATAAGGAAAACGGACAATGAAGATGACATCAGAACGGTTTAATCGTGCGGTCTATAACTCCCCGCTTGGTGCGTTCGTTTTAGTTGGTCCCCCGACATTTGAGCAGTTTCAGGAGCGTAGGCTATTTGTTTTACGGTTTGAGATAGCGATGAGCAAAGCCGTATATGGTTAGAGCGGATTGGGCATCGCCCCGACCGAAGGGAGTCACCGAGATATAAGGAGTTGCGGAGCGACGACGAAGCACCGAGCCACCCACCACTGGCGATCTTGGGCACTTGCTTAGACTGGCGAGTGTCCCTAACTGCCCAAGCCAAAATATGTAGAGCCGCCCCTCGTCCTGCAAGAATCAGCCTTGCAGAGACTCACCACATCAAAGGCGTTCGAACCTACTGGAACAAACCGAGCCCCTCAACATCAAAGCTTTGTGAGTGTCGAGCAAGGCTTTCCCTGTATCAGATGAGACCTACCGACCAGAGCGCGTAGCAAGTGAGGACGGGCTAGGACGATTGCGCTACGTGCGCGGGAGGTCAAACCCCCGAATCTGTATTACGGGGGTAAATTCCACACTCTTACGAAACTATTTATGGAAAATCGTGTTTTTTGATATTGGTGTACACCCGAAAGCACTTCTATACTCAAAAGACGATGCAAGTCAAAGACGAAAGTTCTTGCATTTGTTTAAATAAAGTGGCGTACAGAGCACAAGTCGTGATATAAAAAGTCTTCCTATTCGGAGGAGAAGTATGAGAACAAAAGTAAGAACAAGATCAATCAGTGTAATAAAGTATGAGACAGAATCTGTAAAAGTTTTTTCGGATCCTGTTTCCAATTTATCTTTTGACGTTCGTAGATTATCTGACAGAGATGTCAGACAACACTTTATTGTTACTCTAGCAGACTTTGACTCTTCTTCATTACGCGTAAAGCCAGTTGCTGAGGTTTACTTTGCAGCCCATAAACCACGCTTTATGGTAAACATCTCTACGCAATATCCAAACTTGAAGAATAGAGAACAATACTTACAAGAACAGATACTAAACACTGTCAGTTGCTACGAGAAGGAAAATGCCGCGAATTTTTCAACAACCTTATTCTAAAGATTTATACAAAATAGAGGCTCCTGCTAGATATCGAACTTTTAGTAGGAGTTTTTTTTTGGTAAATGCCAAAGGTAACTACTTCAAGTTAACCGAGTACAGCATTACAGGGGCTGCATACGAACATGTCTTGTTGATTGCCAAGCTTGATATGCCTAGATGGATAATCGAGTACGCAATTGAAGATATAGACCTCGATGCCTACCCTGATATAGAAGCTCAAGTAGCACATCTAGTTGATACAAATGGTGAAGACTTTGAAGAGATTCAGATAGGACGGTTTGCGTATTCAAGTATGGAAATCGTGAAAGATGATCAATCAGTGCAAGGGAAGCAAATCTTTGGTGCATTTATAGATAATGAATATCGCACTGAAGGTATCGGCTTACAAGTCTATGATTTTATCTTAGAGACATATGGCTGTCTTATCAGTGATAATAGCCAAAGTGTCATGGGTTGCAATTTCTGGGCTCAGCGTTTGTCGATGGATTATGAAGTTTATACTTATGACACAAATGAGAAGAAAGTCCTTGAACGTTTTTCTCTAGGGGCTCCTTGTACCTTAGCTCCATGGAGCCATCAAGAGCTTGATATGGCAACCATCTCAAAACTTCACCCGATTCCTACAACAGATGAAGACCGTACGCATATTGTACTCTTCACTCAAGGCTAACAAACAAGAAAGGCTCTCAAAGAGCCCTTCTTATCTCTTTTCTCATACTTTAAATATTGCTAACATGTAATTATATACAGTAGTTAGTGTATCTTCCGTGATTCCACAATGAACGATTTTCTGTCGTCTAATAAAAAAACTCTTACAAAATAGTGTGATAGATCATTGAAATATGTATGTGATCTCATATAGCATCTGATGATTATTGCTATTTAGTATTCGTTCAATAGAGGTAAGCGAAATATGGACTTTGACATCGTAATCGAGACCAAAGAAGAGATCGTCGATATGAAGACGGGCTTAGACACGATGCAAGGTGCATCTGAAGTTGTGCGTATTGTTGCGGAAACGGCGGTATCAGGTGTCGTCCCTTCACGCAAATCACATAAGAGTTCGGTTAGAACTAACTTAAAGAAAAGCTTCAAAGGCTCCTATGGTCACACATTCAGTTTGGACTTTTATGATCATGACAAAAAACAAAAGTTTGAAGCGCTAGGTGGTGAGGCTGTTTTTATGGAAGTCATGTCGTTTTTGATTGCGGATGCTCTTTATCAGCAACCAGTAAAAAACCTTACGCCAAAAGGACAGCATCTAATCAATGAAATCGGTGAAAACTATGATGTTTTGCTTAATAAGCTTAGACAGTCTCCGCTGAATTGGCTTCACGAATCTCCGAACAAGCTTAATTACCCAGTAAAGTTGAGATATCGTGAGGAAGTCGGCGATAAGACAAAGAAAACACTTATTGCTCGTTTAGATAGGGCTACAGCTCTATCTCTTGCAAGTACAATTGATGGAAATAACTTCGCAATAACAGCTTGTATTACTCGATTTAACATTCATACAGGAAACGGACGATTGCTATTGAAAGGTGAAGAAGAGACAATTCCTTTCTCAATTGCGATACCATATCGTCATGTGAACCTTGAGACCAAAAAAGTATTTTCTCATAATTTGGATACAAATAATGGTATCAACGATAACGACGCGAGAGAATATTTAAACCTAACTGTCCGCAAGGTTAATAACCATGGTGGACATGTTGTGAAGTACATAATCATTGGTGTTTAGTAATGAAGATTAGAAGTTGGCTGATAGTTGCAGCGGTTGGTTCTATCGCCGTTGTATTGGTTTATATTTGCTATTTTTGGCTTATATTAGACTTCAAACTATCAGGTAATGTTGAGGTTTGGGCGCATTTCGCAACATACGCAGGAGGTTTGGTAACCCCCTTCCTCACGTTTTTGTCTTTGATATTTATCGTTAAGTCTCTAGACTTACAAAGACTGGCCAACTTAGAATTAAGAGCTCAAATCAAAACTGCAGAGAAAAATGAAAAGCTTAAATTTGCGGAAAATCATCTTTTTAATATGATCAACGCTCAAGCTCAATCTGTTAACAACTTCTCTCTTTCGTTCTTTAAAGACGGTGAAATGTATGATTATCAAGGTTCTTTAGCCATCATCGAGCTTGAGAAAAGAATTGAGGCTTTATCAGAACTTAATTTAATAGAAGATCCAGCTTTGAGGTTAGATATAGATGATGAGTTCATCAGTGACTACATTGGAGATGTTGACGAGCTGGATAAAATTTACTCTTGTATAAGAGCGTTTTACATTATGATTAAGCTTATTGACAACAAGCTTTCAGATTTTGAGGGCTTTGATAGAAATGTACGTGAAGAGTACTTTACTACAGTCATCAATTACACAGACTATGCTTTGATTCGTTTGGTTATGATGGCAATTCAGTTTACAGATTGGCATCCATGTACGTATTTAAAGAATAATATAGAGTTTACATCTGTAATTGAAGATATGGGTTTAAGCTACGAACTCTACAACAGATTTTAATTTGAATGATTAAAAGGCTCCTTTCGGAGCCTTTTTTACATCATTTCCTTTAAAGCTCTCGCGTATTTGAGAACTTTTCCTGCAGCCTCTAAATCGGTCAAGACCCCAATCTCTAATAAAGCAATCCCTGTCAAAACTTGCTGTGCTGTAACAAGTTGGCCTGTTGGCAGTTCCAGCCTATCATGGTGCATTTTGAAGTGCGCCCACTGTTCAGACGAGCTTAGTTCCCTCCCTTTCGTCATTCTCATAAGCCTTTTACACTCAGGTGGAATGGTTTTCCCTTTATCCCATTCCTTGACGGTTCTCACAGTTTTTAAACAAAGTTCAGCAGCTTGTTCGACGGATAAACCACATTCAAACTCACGAAAAATATAGTTTTTTGTCATTTCGTGATACTTCATCGAATTGTCCCTCAAAAGAGGAACATATTATAAATATTGAATATGCAACTGCATTAAACATAAGCAGATATAATGCGCACTACCGGTGTTAGAGCAATTTAGTAATGTCCGGTTTTAGCCACTTTAAAATGTCCTTCTAAGATTAACAACATTGTTTGCTTTTGAGGCTTTAACCGATGTTGATTACTAAGGTTCTGTCTGACGTCCGTGAAAAGCTATTACGTCAAGTTGATGCTGCATATCCGGCGCACAAGTCTCGTGATCGTCCAAGTAACCGACGTTACTCTGAAGATTTTAAAGTGGTTTATCTCATTGAACCAACTAAAGAAAATACTCGCTTAGTTCACGAGCATGTCAAAGTCTTACACTATCCCAACGGAGACATTGCGATTGTGTATGGTCACAGAAAGTTGGAATTCAAAATTTTCGATAAGCTTGAGCATATTCAACAAGCCCAAATTGTCGACAACAAACGATTAGGTCAAGTACTAAAAGGACATTTTAAAATGGGATTGACAGTAAGTGTAAGGTTATTAAAAAGCTTCTGAATTAAACCTTTTAAGTTCCCCGTTAGATAACATCTCAAAATCAAGTTAATAAATTAAATTTTGGGCGGTCTTGCCGGAGTCGCTATTCCAGTGAGATGATTGAAAACGACGAGATTCTTATCTCGTAAAAAAGCCCGAGCGGCAACTCAGGGCTTTCATTTTTCACAATAAGGAGACCTTATGGATCCGGATACGCTCCAAGGTGTTGCAGCTATTATTGGTTCACTAGCAACACTAATCCTTGCGCTTAAGAGCAAGCGCTAAACCTCCAAACCTTTGAGGTGATCACACTCACTTCAGAGGTTGTGGACCAAAAAAGTCCAAATTCAAATCAAGTATAAGTAAGCTTACATATCAAGTCAACAACACTTAACATTGAAGCCTTGCGTGAACGTACCAAAGATGTTCCGCTTCTTCACTCTCAGACGTTTCGCTTATTCGAGCTGCGGCGAACGGTATCACTCAACCATAAACGCCGGATATAAGAGTGTTAAAGTGACTACCTTGCTGCGTATAGAGTTTCTAAATAGTCCATCTAACTTCCAACCTTGGCTATCTAAAAGTGCACTATATGGCTTGCCAAGACTACTCTTGTATTTATAACCGTTAGTTGACTCAAACTCTGATTCGGAAGTGAATCGCAAATGAACAGGAAGCCTGTCGAGGTCAATCGACCTGCCAAATGTATTGGCTCCCTGCCCGTTGTTTAATTCCTCTTTGACTCTGAGCGAAAAGACTAAGCAACCAATTGAAGCTAACTCCCTACCCAT